CCGAAGACCAATAAGCGGTTGGTTAAGCAGGCGTTGCTCTCGGTGGCGCGGCGCAACGGCAAGACGCTGCTGGCGGGCGTGCTCGTGCTCGCGCACCTCGCGGGCCCCTGCAAGCGACCAAATGCGACCATCGTTTCCGCGGCAACGACGCGCGCGCAGGCCTCGCTGGTCTTTCGCTTCGTCGCCGACATGATCCGCGTCAATGCCTCACTGCGAAAGCGTCTCAAGGTGATCGACTCGGTTAAGCGCATCGTGCATCGCGAAGATGGCTCCTACTATGCTGCGGTCTCGGCCGAAGCCGGCGGGCAGTTCGGCATGGGGCTGGACTTCGTCTGCTACGACGAGCTGGCGCAGGCGAAGAGCCGCTCGCTTTACGATGCGCTGATGACGTCGCTCGGTTCCCAGCCCGAGCCGCTCATGATGATCATCTCGACGCAGGCGCCGTCCGACCAGCATCTGTTGTCCGAGCTGATCGACTACGGCGAGCGCGTCAACGCGGGAATCATCGAGGACGAGAGCTTCGTGAGCCACGTCTATTCGGTGCCGCGCGAGGCCGACATCACCGACCCGCGCGAATGGAAAAAGGCCAACCCTGGGCTCGGCGACTATCGCGATCTCGGCGAGCTGCGCAGCGCGGTCATGCGTGCGGTCAAGGTGCCGTCGCTCGAAAGCTCGGTGCGCGTGCTCTACCTCAACCAGCGCGTCCACGCCGAAGCGCCGTTCCTCTCGCCCTCGATTTACGATGCCTGCGCAGCGCCGATCCACCCGGAAATTTTCAGCGACGGCCGGCCTGTCTGCGGTGGCATCGATCTTTCGGCCCGCACCGATCTCACCGCGCTCGTGCTGGCGGCCGAGGCTGATGACGGCGTGGTCGAGTTGATGCCGTTCGCCTGGACGCCGGGCGACACGCTCAAGCAGCGCGGCGACCGCGACCGCGCGTCATACGAGGCCTGGGTGCGCGACGGTCATCTGCTCGCGGTGCCGGGGACCAGCATCGACTATGCGTGGGTGGCGCAAACGCTCGCGGAGGTCACCGCCGAAATGGCGATCACGCGCATCAACTATGACCGCTGGCGCATTGCGCTGTTGCGCCAGACGCTCGCGCAGATCGGCGTCGCGCCGCCGCTCGTCGAGTGCGGCCAGGGCTTCAAGGACATGAGCCCTTGCGTCGAGGCGTTCGAGGAGCTCGCGCTCGCCGGTAAGGTGCGGCACGGCGCTCATCCGGTGATGCGCTGGTGCTTCGCCAATAGCGTTATCGCTCGCGATCCGGCGGGCAATCGCAAGCTCGACAAGGCCAAGTCTTACGGCCGCATCGACCTCGCCGTCGCCGCCGTGATGGCGATCGGCGCCATGAAAGCCTCGAGCGCGCCGGTCGTCGAGATCGCCGCAATGGTCGCTTAAAGCCAGGGTCCGTCCCATGAAATACGCAACGCGTGCGGCGCCGGCACCCACCGGCGAGCCGGATAAATTCGTTCTGTCCGATGCCAGCGTCGACCGCGTCGGCGACGTCATTGAGCAGAATTGGGATCTGGCAAACTTTGGCCGCAACCCGATTGCGCTGTTCAACCACGACCGCAATCAGATCGTCGGCGAGTGGGCCGACGTGAAGGTCGAGGCCAACAGGCTCACCGGCAAGCTCGTCCTCGCCGACGAAGGGACCAATCCGCTCGTCGACAGCATCCGCCGCCTGCGCTCGCAGGGCATTCTGCGCGCAGTGTCGGTCGGGTTCATTCCGCTCCGGCAAGAGCCGCTCACTGCCGATGCCAGCGAATACTTCGGCCCGTTTCGTTACCTCAAGTCCGAGCTGATCGAGGCATCGCTGGTCTCGGTACCGGCGAATCCGAATGCCGTGCAGCTCGCGCGGTCGCTCAATCTACAGCCCGAGATCATCGCCACCCTCTTCCGCGTGAACGCATCCGAAGACATGGCGCCTGCTCTCGTGCCTAACCGGCGTGTAAGCCAAATCCCTCGCAGCATCGCGAGTTCAGTCATGAGATTGCAAGGAACCCTGGGTCAGAGAATCCAGACCGCACAACAAAACCTTATCGCGCTCACCGGACGGCTCAAGGAGCTCTCCGAACAGGAACAGCAGACCGAGGAGGAGGCGCGTCGCGCTTCCGAGATCCCCACGGAAATGACCGCGGCCGAAACCACGCTCAACGACCTGCTCGCACAGGAGCGCGCGCTTGGCCGCCGCAATGGCAGCGTGGCCGCTACGCCCCGCGCGCCCGATCCGGCCGCCAGCGAACAGCGGACGGCATCGGGCACCGAGGTCACGGTGTATCGCGGCGAGGGCACCGAGCCGAGGCGGACCGAGCCGTCGCGCGAGGTCGAGCGCCGGCCGTTCGGCGCCGACTCGTTCGCCGGCAAGCAGAAGATCGATCCGAGCGATTATGTCTTCCGCTCGCTCGCGACCTGGCTCTCGTCGGTGGCCTCCCGCGAGCCGCTGGAGAATGTGCTGCGGACTCGCTACGGCGACCGCGACGAAAACCTGAACATGGTGTTGCGCGCAGCGGTGAACCCGGCCATGACCACGGTCGCGGGTTGGGCGGCCGAACTGGCGCAAACTGTCAATGCGGGGTTCATCAATCGGCTGCTGTTCAAGTCGATCTATCAACCGCTGTCGAACCGTGGCCAGCGCTACACGTTCCCAAGCGGCGTCTCGCAGCTCAAGATCCCGGTGCGCACAAACACTAACTTGCTGACCGGCGTGTGGGTGGGCGAAGGCGCACCGAAGCCGGTCAAGCGGGCGTCGTTCTCGTCGGTCCCGTTGGTGCCGCACAAGCTCGCCGTGATCTCGACCTTCACGGAAGAAATGGCGCTCTATAGCAACCCTGCCATCGAGGCGATTATCCGGCAGGGCCTGCAGGACGATACGCAGCAATCGCTCGATGCCTACCTGATCGACGGCACCGCATCGAGCTCGATCCGACCGGCTGGCCTGCTTAACAGCGTGGTCCCGATCACGGCCGCCTCGACCGGCACGGCGCTGGAAAAGATGGTCGCCGACCTCAAGGCGCTCGTGCAGGCGATGGTCGCAACCGGCGGCGGCCAAGATCCCGTGATTCTGCTCAATCCTGCGCAGGCGTTCGCGTTGGGGTTCGCTCAGACGACGACGGGCGAATTCTTGTTTGCGTCGGTCGTTGAGGCCGGGCAGAAGTTCAACTGCTCGTTCATCGTATCGCAGAACGTGCCGATCGGGACGGTGGTCGCAGTCGATGCTTACGAATTTGCGACTGCGACTGGCGACACGCCGCGGCTGGCGATTTCAAACGAGGCGACGCTCCACGAAGAAGACACCACGCCGCTTGCCATCGGCACGCCGGGTGCGCCCGCGACGGTCGCCGCGCCGGTTCGCTCGTTGTTTCAGACCGACAGCATCGCGATCCGGCTCACGCTCTACGTGTCCTGGGTCATGCGGCGTCCTGGCATGGTGCAATGGATCGCGACCGTCGGCTGGTAAAGCATCCAACGCAAGCGCGGGGCCTGCCTCGCGCTTGCGTTTCAATGCGAAACATTAAGGGAGGTTGAGCCGATGCCCATGATCCAAGTCACCGCGGGCCCATATCGCAACCAGCGCCTAGCCGTCTCCGAGGCCGATGCAAGCTCGGCAATCAGCGAGGGGTGGGCTTACGACCCCTTTGCGGTCCCGCCGGCCGAACCGCCGGCCGAGCAGACCGACGAAGATCGCGAGCGGATTTATCAGGCGGCCGTCGCCGCAGCGCCGCGCCTGCGCGGTGAGCCGGTCCTCGATCCGAGGCACAAGGACAAGCCGCGCGAGCACGAGCACGAGGCCAAGCAGCAGCAGCCGCAGCCGCAGCCGCATGCAAAGCCGCACACGCGTGACATGGTCGCCGAGGAAAACGCCCACTATCCGACAAAAGGCGCCCCGGTTCGCAAATGAGCTGGTTGAGCAAGATCGGATCGCTGTTGTCGGCCAAGGCGGCGCCGGAAGGCGCCTACCACGACGGCCCGTATCAAATTACTTACGGCAACATGACCGGCATGCTGCCGCATGCCTGGGGCTACTGGAATCACTGGCAGATGGACCTGGACCCGGTTCCAGGCGGGATGTCGGCGATGGTCGAGGCCTGCGTCTCGGCCTACGCGCAGACCGTGGCCCAATGCCCGATGTATCACTATGCCCTGCTCGACAATGGCGGCCGCGAGCAGGTCACGACCTCGGCGCTTTCGCGTATCGCGCTGGCGCCGAACGACTACCAGACGCGGTCGGAATTTCTGCTCAACATGGTCCGCTCGCTCTACCTCGACGGCAACGCTTATGCGTTGGCCGTCAGGAACAACCGTTTTGAGATCGCCGAATTGCACCAGATGAATCCGCGCATGAGCCGCGGCCAGCCGCTCGACGGCGAGATCATCTACCAACTCGGCGGCAACTACGTGGTTAACAGCCGCATCACCGCTCAGGAGCTGGATGCCTCGCTGCTCAATTTTGTGCCGGCGCGCGACGTGCTGCACATCAAACTCAATTCGATCCGCGACGTGTTGCACGGCGAGTCGCCGCTGGGCGCCGCTGCCATGGCGGTCGCCGCGACCAATGCGATCATGGCGCAGTCAATCGCGTTCTTTCAAAATCAAAGCCGCCCCGGCGGCGTGCTGCAGACCGACCTGGCACTTACCAAGGCGCAAACCGAGGATTTGCGCGCGCGCTGGGACGAACAATCCAAAGGATTGAACGCGGGCGGCACGCCGATCCTGACGCACGGGCTCAAATTCGCTCCGGTGGCCGTCTCGG